AAGCTGCTAAGGCTGTAGAAGGTGGTGATGAGCGTAACATGGCAATGCTTTCATCTAGTCTCGTCGTAAATTTTGGTGCACAAAGGATTGCTGTAGAAAATGGTTTCATCCCAATTCTAGACGGACCTACAGGATTTATGTGCATTAAGAGAGAAGTCTTCAAAAAGTTGGAGGATAAGTTTCCAGAGTTATGGTGCAAGAATGACCATCAAAACAGAGACTTTGATGATTATCACGCATGCTTTGACTGTATGATTGATCCAGGTTCAAAGAGGTATCTTTCCGAAGATTATGCATTCTGTCGCCGTTGGCAACAATGTGATGGTAAGATCTATGCGGATATCAATACAACACTTGGTCATGTCGGAAATCTCCCCTTTAGTGGTTGCCTAAATGATAGGCTTAAGGCTTAGCCACAAATTATTTGTAATATGAAGTTTTGCACACTTATCGTGACTCGTTCAAAATCATGTTCGGTCAAAACACTTCACACAATTCTTAAGATGAACATTCAATGTATTCAACAAAGTGTTCAAAATGAGATTTTATATGTGAATGATGATCCATTTGAAAAAGCTGAAATGATCAAGAGATGTATATCTAGATGTGATCGGCTTTTTTTCATTGATTTTGGAATCAATGTGGATGAAGATTCAATCAAAGAACTCTTCAAACCCCACGATGGTGTGGGAGTCCTTGTCTTTCCAGGTGTAGTAGACGGTGTTGATTGGGGTCTCTTTAGACATAAGGTAAAAGAAGGATCTAAGGAACCAGTGTCACAGATGGGTCTCAATTTCGATACGGAGGTTGGTCAAAAAGTTTCTAAAGATGTCTATAAGGTGAAAAAGACCGAAGCTCGTGCATGGGTTATGTTTTCTAAGAATACACTTAAAAAGTGTAAAAAGTTTACAGCTTCTAAAATGTTTGATACCTTGTTGGAACAAGGTGTCAAGATATATGCATTTACAGCAGCTAAGTTGACCATGACTTATACGCATGAATGTATAAGCAACATCTTGAGTGCCGCGGGGGTTAAAAGTAATTAAAGTTTAAATAGTTATAAAAAGTATGTCGTCACCACTTCGTGAACATGTTGTAAAATTCATTCATCATGTTTGGGGAAGCAAGGATTATTTTCCGGGTCCGCAACCCATCTCAATTGAACGTAAACACTTTCCAATCTTGAAGGGTGCGGAATATGTCGTATGCGAAAAGACTGATGGTGAGAGATACATGATGGTCGCTCTCATGTATGAAGGTAAACCAAAGTGTCTTTTTGTGAACCGAGCTTTTGACATGATTGAAGTGAAGATAAATCTCAATAAAAAGGCGTACGAAGGAACCATCCTAGATGGTGAGTTGTATGAAAACACACTCATGGTATATGACTCAGTTCTGGTGAGTGGAGTACTTGTAGCCCACCAAAACCTAGACGAGAGACTTGCAGCTGCAGAGGATATGATGAAGTTTATCATCTATATGAAGTCTGATAAACACCGTCTAAAGATGAAAACATTCCATATGATGAAAGACTTTGAAGTATTCATGGATGAATATCTTCCCACGGTTCAACAAAAGATTGACGGTCTCGTGTTTACACCCCTCAATGAACCAATTCGCCTCGGAACCCATGAGACTATGTTTAAATGGAAACCTTTGGAAAAGAATACCGTGGACTTTCTCATGAAGAAGGAACCCACACGGGAAACACCCGGGTGTAAACCCGGTCCCTTAGCTTGGAGACTATATGTTCAGGAAAAGGGGAAGCTCTATTTTGAGAGTGAGATTCCCCTTAACCGGATTTCGGATGAGCCGTGGTTTGAAGATGGAGCCATCGTAGAATGTAAATACATGACATGGGAGGAACCAATGTGGTGGAAACCTCTAAAGAGGCGGAGGGACAAGACACACCCCAATAACCGTCGCACATTCTATAGGACTATTGTGAACATTAAGGAGGATATTAAGATGAAGGAGTTTTTAGATTGTAGACCATGAAGTAGTGACTAGCCTCTTCGGGTAGGTCTTGTTGTGTAATATGATCATCGTTCGCAAAGTACCATTTGTTTCGCCTCTTTACAAATCCCACATAGTGACCATCATTTTGGTGACCCACGTGGACAGCACTCGCTATAAGATTATATTCATATTTATCCATGAGTATATTCTCAATAATTTTGATGTGACTCTTCCTATCGAACGAAATCATTAGAACTTGTGGAAGTTTTGAAAATAACTTTCGCGTCGTCGCGACATTGTGCACTTTACCTTTGTCATCTTCGAAATTTTCAATGACATCCCAGTCAGTACTCTTCTTTAACATTTCTTCCATGTCAGTACCGTTGGAGGTGACCAAATGGACGCTAAAATCCTCTTCATTTGTTGACTTTCCACCTGGCCATACAGTTTCCTGCACCTTTTTACCATAGAACCATTTTTTGATCTCGGGTACTTCTCTCTCTAGAATGTCTATGATACATAAGATGGCTTCCTGGACATCATGTTGTTCATCTGTTTTGAACCTAGGAAACTCTTTCTGGAAAAGTTTTAAAAGTGCATTGATGTTAATTTTTTCTTCTCCTTTTGTCCAATATACAAGTGTAAGGTCTCTATACATTTTAGTGAATTCACATTCGCCTTCATATGGGTGCCTGATCAAATAGTTTGTGAGTAAGGGAATATGGAGGAGACATTGGAGGGTTGTGTTGAAGTAACATGTATTTCCAAGGTTTAAAAAACCTCTCATTACAATATTTGCATAAAAAACACTTAAGAGAATGACGCGAATCTTAAAAGTAAGAAAACATGCACGACATCCAATCTATCGTTGAAAAAGTCCTTCCTGTGTTTGATTCCTTCAAGGATGAAGAACACATTGAAGTGGAATTGCGTCTAGGAAAGTATAATGGCTCATTTTTTGATACCAATATGGGCAAAGAAACATTTGAACGAGTTCTCACAGGTCTTAAAAAGTTCCCTAATTGGGAAAAGACTGAAAGCTCCATTTCTGACATCTTCTACAACGACAAAGATTCCATCCGAATCACTTCTAATCAAGACACCGGTGAACAGAAAATGGTCCAGAAGATTAATGTCGTCAAGGATGACTTTTCCGGGACTCCAACTGACATGCGCTTCAGTGTGTCTCGTGAAATCCCAACTTGGGGTGAATACGAGATGGACCGTAAGAGGACCAAGACTCGTTACTCGTTCGTGCGTAAGAATCTCAGTATTGACATGACCATTTCTTCAGGCGATAACGCCGATATGGACTCAGAAGAGGAATCTTCGTATCAAATTGAGTTTGAGATTGTTGATCCCACCAAGGTCTCCTCTCGTGACGATTTTTTCAACATCATCCACAAAGTTAATGATCTGTCTAAATTAATTTCTGTGTAATAAGTAAATAAAATGGACCCCAAAGTGATCGCTGTATTAATTTTAATGATGTGTTGTTGTTCATCATCAGTGGGAGCATTCTTTTTGATACCATCAGAAGAGGCTGCCACAGGACCCACGGGTCCCACGGGTCCCACAGGTGGAGGTACATACACATATGCTTTTTATATCCAGGTCCCAGAAGCATCTCCATCACACGATTTACATATGGCCGATATAAAGATAAATGGAATTCGTGCCACATCATCCCAAGTGACAATGCATGTACAACCAGATAGGTATACTTGTAGAAGTGACACAGATGCGTGTGTAAGTGATGCAACATTAGGTCATATAGATGCAGTTGGCGATTCTACATGGGCTGCATGGGAATTGGACACAACTTCAGCTGGTCAAAAAATATTTACGATTACATCTCCAACTAAGGTTTCTACGTTTAAAATATCCTATCAAAGACCACTGTATGCACCCGGATGGCGCATTACAGAAAATGGTACAACTGTGGTAACCGAAACTTCTAACCGTGGTGCGGGAGCTACACCATCACCCGTCACCTATACTTATACGATTCCATAAATTATCTCAACCTTTAGTAAATGATGTACCTACTCCTAGGTATCATAGCCTTTGTACTCATTTACGAGGCGAGAAGTAAGAGTGAAGAGGTTTCAGGGTCTAAACATTTTCATTTAAGCCATGGAGCCTCTAGAGATATGTATCTCAAGATGAGAGGGGATGGAATGAATGAAAAGGGACTCAAAAGATTTGTGTTGATGGAAGATCGTCTTCTCCAGATTGAGAAAATGTCTGTGTGCTCAGGACTCCCCAATATAGTTGAGGCTACAACGTTGTCAAATATGATTAAGGAAATATTCCCCAAATACAATTTCGCGTACCACACCACGCACCTCAAACAGATTGCTGAACCTCTCAAAATCGTGAACACGAGAGTAACATGTTAAATAAGTTCCACAAGAGCATCTTGTGTCTAGGACTCTCTATATCTTGGTAATTTTTTGTAATGTACATGATGAGACCATTGTCATCAGCTTCACGAGTACCATATCTCTTTTCTAGGTCACACATCCCCTCTTTACTCCCCCTACCTTTTCTAATATAGTCCGCCACTACATATATGACTCCGTCTAAAAATTCCTCGATAGCCATATCAATCCAGGAATTTTTAGGTGTACCCCACTTTCTCGTGTCAGAATCAACAATTACTCCATGACCATATCTCTTCATACCGATCTCTAGACGTTCGTTCAACTGTTCACTGATTGATTGCATTTACAAATATATATTACTTATTCCTTAAGTTTACATCGTTTCTCTATTAGCTTTTACTATAGGGACCGCTTTGGGTGTAGCATTCTTTGTGTTCTTGGTATTGTTCAACCAGGTCTTCTTATACCTGACTAATTGTGTCTTCGTGGGACTATGAATCATAATGTAGTTTGCGGCTCTAGTCCTATACATGTTAACCATATTACGTGGAATACCCGAAACGTTGAGTGAGTTCGTTATGTACTTCTTCTCAAGATTGCGCACACGCTCCCTCTTCCACTTGTTCACCAGGGCCCTCTTTACGTCATCCACATTCTTCTTGAAGGGGACACCTATCTTATTACCACCAGACATCTTACCTAGGCGAGTGGTCATTTCACGGATATCGCTGTTCAAGGGTGGCTTGTATCGGTCCATCCACCTCTTACCATAAAGCTTGACTATATCCTTTCGGATAGAATTGTCATCTAGACCCCTCTTCTTCATAACTTGATTAGTTCTGACCACCTTCTTTTCTTGAGCCTTTTGTTGTCTCACAACCTTCTTTGCTGGTGGAGTAGTTGGCTTTGGTTTGGGAGCAATCATCGCATTACGCGCCTTTTCAATCTTTTTACAGAGAGTAGCCTTGGTCTCCTTGTCATCGAGTTGTATCTTGAGAATCTTGGCAACTCGGAGAAGTTCAGTCTTATCGTAGTTCATACACTTGGATTTCCCAACCTTAAAGTTCGTATTGGATCCAGAGAGTTTAACATTCTTTTTCTCGTTTGTATTTTTGAATGTCGTACTATTTTTGTTGAGAACTGCGTTAATCTTCTTACAGAGATCTTCCTTTTTTGTACTTTTAGTGATACCCACAACACCTAATTTTTTAGCGAAATCCACAAGTTCATCCTTAGAGAAGCGCATACACTGAACACCGTTAATCTGAATATTGAAAACCGAATCACGCTTCTTCGTGGAGTTCTTCTTAACAGGGAGGCGGGGTCCCGTCTTCTTCTTAGGACCCCTCTTTTTGGGTGCAGCCCCGGCACCCTTGGTGAGCTGCTTGGGAACTTCCCCAGTAACTTCAACATCACCGTTGGTGTTCATAATTTTAATGAGCGCTATGGCATCGTTGTAGGCAACGAGCATATCAGCTGGGCTTGCTGAGCCGGAAATCTGGACATTTCCAGATTGAGCAAAGTTATACTTGTGTCCCTTGTAATTGACGTACATAAAGGGGGACAGCTCAGGTTCGTAGCTCAACTTAGTAACACCCGAGGAAGCATACATTCTCACCTTGCCAGCAATGGAAGAAAACCCCTTAAAGTTACCATTAATCCTAAATTGACCACTGAGATTGTTATACTCAAATGGGTTGTACAGATAAGCTTCCTTCTCAGTGTAGGTATTAACTATGTAACGCCTGATGAGTTCTGGTTGACTGGCTATATTAGTACCTATAAAGCCACCAGAGAAACGAATCTTACCATTCTTATAAATGTTTACGGTACCACCCTTAGATTCAGTGTCATTGGAAATAACAACCTTTATCTGAACTGTAAAGAAACTCTTATTGATATTACCCTTCTTCCCATATTCGCGTGTGTGAGAGAACCCCTCCTGCATCGCACCAAATCTACCTATAATATGGGTAGTATCCAGATAAAGACCCTCACCAATAGAAGTTCTTGGTTGAGGAACCTTCATAAGTATTTTCTTTAGGTCAATGAGGTTACCTTGTTGGGGAAACTCTTTATTCACTGTAGCATTGAACATACCTGGATTTAACTTACTGAAAGTGAGCTGCAGGGACTGAGAAACTGGAAGAGGTGGTTCAAACTCTCTGAGTATGTTGTTTATCATTTTTTTGTTTTCGTTTGGAAGATTGTTATAGTTGGGAGAATTGATAGCGTCTGAAAACTCGTTATAGTTTGCGTTACTCATCATATTCTTCTCGAGGCGGTTTGGGAACTCTTGCCTTCTTAGCATATTAGCCTCAAGCTCTCTAGCGAAGCTGTTGTTTGACGCAACCGAATTTGGAGTACCAGTCTGGCGTAGCTCTACACCTGACTGTTTCACAAACTCTTTGAGCTGCTGACTCATTATTACTATTTAGTAGTATTTTTTTTAATAATCCTCCGTGAAACCCAAACTGTCATCAATCACATCTAGACCGTAGATCACAGGTTGGTTTGGATATGTACGTCCATTATAGGTCACCACTTCTTCCCTGACTTCAATGTCTCTAGAACTGAAAGGTCCGGCGTAAAAGTCCTGAGTAAACTTATGTCTACCCAAGTTGTTTGCCTGACAATGTTGATTGAAGACCTGTATAAATAGCTTCTGTGGAACGAATAGATCCTTGTCGTATTTGATTAGAGTACTCTCCAAGAAGTTGTGGAGGGAGCTCGCCACCATCGCAACCTGCTTCTGGATCTTCTTGAAGTACTCCGGTACCACATTCCAAATATCCTTGTCTCTGTATTTGTTAGAGTACTCTAGGTAGCCTCTCACACATTTGAGAAGAATGATGGGTAGTTCTCTGTTCAACTTCTCATCTAGTTGGGGGTCTGCATCCTTCACCTGTTTCGAGAAGTTCCACGTGAGGATACGACGAAGAACAGATCCTGAGTTATCCTTCCAGTTTGGAACCTCGTTACCACCCAAAACCCCTGGAACGTTCCACTCGATAGAAACAGCAGTCTTATTCTTGACAGCAACGGAGACATCTTCTCCTGAGACCATAGACTGGAACTCAGCCTGTTCAAGTGCGAGGTCACCCTTCACCTCTGGAGCAATAAACATGAAAGAATCTTTGATTGCAGAGAGACCAAACTTCTTTTCAATGTTGTTGGAAAGAGTGCCAACATCTTCATTCTCATAGAACTTCTTGAAAACCTTGGTAATTAGGGTAGACTTACCTGATCGCGCAATACCCTTGAAGAATGGAATCACCTGCCATGCATCCATATCACCAACATCATAGCATAGACGACCACCCATCACATAGGCCCAATCACAAACATCCTTATCGAATTGTTGATATTTGAGAACGGAATCAAAAAAAGGTGTTGGGATATCTTGCCATTTCTCAATGTGGGAGAAATCATCAAACTGCTGATCAAAGTATTTACAGGCGATGATGGTTGGATCTAGGCATCTAAACTCACTACTGTCATATGGGTAAAAACGACTATCATGCACCCCTTGATCGGGGAGCCATTCCTTGCCAACAAATACACCATTTCTGAAACTCCAAACATGCCTACGCTTTGTAATTTCAGGGAACTGAGCATCTACGCATTTGTTCATGTTATCAACAACATCTCTATAGACATTACCACGACTTGTGAAGTTCTTCCACATAGCAAAGTCGTCATCCTTTTGGGAAAGGGAGTAGACAAACTGCTCAATTGTAAACTTGGGTTTCCAGGCACGTGTCCGGTGTCCTTCGATAGTCTTAATTTCTTCACAACACTGTCCCTTGTAACGCCTGTAGCCAGTTTTATACGTTTGATCGAGAGAATACAGTAGACATTTCTGATAGGGTGTGGAACTTTCAACCTCATCTTCATCCATAGTGGAAGGATCACCATTTACAGCGTATTTAGAGTCTGCTGTTGGAAATTCAACACGCTCAAAAGATGTATAGTGACGACGAATATTCTCGTATCCATCACTCAATTGCTTCAGGATGTTGTTAATTCGCCTGACGATCGTTATCCCATCGTCGTTTGGATCCTTCTTATGGATCTTTAGGTCTCTACTGTGATTCTTAAGGTTGATGAGATACGTTCTCTGTTTGTCACGAATACCCTTAATAGCCAGGATGTCAATCTGACTAGGGTTTGGATTTCCAGACTCATCGAAGTTATCAGGGTGTACAAATTGACGATACCCCAACTCACGCGCATTTCTAAAGTCGTTGGTCTTCAGGGACCATGCATGTTCAAATTTATCAATGACGACGGGTACCTGTTCATCTTTCATCGATTGGATATGTTCTTTCTGAAGTTCCACTAGAGCTTCATATTTATTTGGTACCTTATCGATGAAATGGGTATGCTCCATTCTAATTTATTACAATACGTTTTTTCTTTCTAAGCCGATTTTGGAGGTTGAATTTTCGATAGCATTTTAATTAGGATTTTGTTTTGGGTTTCTAATTGGTAACAGAGATTGACAAGGGCTGAGCAAATTGTGTCCCCATCGGGGGTAGCCAGGAGAGATGTCATGAGACCCGCGAGATCCATGTTATCCTCGTCGTCATCATCATCGTTAATTTCATACTCGTCATCATCGTCTGTGAGGTCAATCTCTTCCTCTGAGACAATCTCACCCTCCTCAATTTCTTCAATAGGTTCAGGGCGTGATGACATTTTAACCTAGACTGAGAAAATTCAAAACGGATATTTTCGCATTACATGCGATTTTAACCATAAAAAAAATGTTGGTGTATAGTACAACAACTCTCAAAATGGCCGGTGGTCTTATGCAACTCGTCGCTTACGGTGCCCAGGATGTCTACCTGACTGGCAACCCTAAGGTTACTTTCTTCCAGGCGGTTTACAAGCGCCACACTAACTTCGCGATGGAGAACATCGAGCAGACCGTCAACGGTACCGCCGCCAACTCCGGCCGCGTGTCCGTGACTGTCGCGCGCAACGGTGATCTCGTCGGTGACATGTACCTCGAACTCGAGTCCGACGCGACTTCGTCCAACACCTTCGCCGGTGCCCCCTCTTGCTGGGTCGCCGAGCGTGCCATCGCCTCCGCGGAGCTTTCCATCGGTGGTCAGCGCATCGACAAGCACTACCAGCGCTGGTGGCGTTTGTACTCCGAGCTTTACCTGGATGAGTCCAAGAAGGCTAACTGGGGTAAGATGACCACTGCCGAGGACGGCAAGGTTGTGTACCTTCCCCTCATTTTCTTCTTCAACAGGAACCCCGGTCTCTACCTGCCCCTCATTGCTCTGCAGTACCACGAGGTCCGCATTGATTTTGATCTCGCGTCGGACATGGAGACCTACCTGAACAAGAACGTCTTCAAGGTGTGGGCCAACTACGTCTACCTTGACACTGAGGAGCGTCGCCGCTTCGCCCAGAAGGGCCACGAGTACCTGATCGAACAGGTGCAGCACACTGGGTCGGACACCGTCTCCGCGGGTCAGACCTCCAACAAGCGCCTGTCGTACAACCACCCCGTCAAGGAGCTGGTTTGGTGCTTCAACGACCCAGCGTCCGGCAACGCCGCGACCGCTCTGTGGAACTTCACCACGGAGCCCGGTACCTCCGGTATTGTCCTCGAGTCCGACCCCGAGGCTGCCCACGGTTCCAACGCCTACGTGTCCATCGGACAGGGTACCGGTGTTCCCCTCCTCCGCACTGGTGCGTCATGGGAAGGTGACTCCATCAAGTTCCGCGAGGAGACTGTCGGTCCCCTCACCGACTTCAAGCTCATCCTCAACGGTCAGGACCGCTTCAAGGCCCAGAAGGGTAAGTACTTCAACCAGGTCCAGGCCTACAACCATCACTCTGGTAACCCTTACCCCGGTGTGTACTCGTACTCTTTCGCGCTCAAGCCCGAAGAGCATCAGCCTACCGGCACTTGCAACTTCTCGCGCATCGATAACGCGCAGGTCGCTGTCACTGTGCCCGCCGGTGTTGCCTCCACCACCATGCAGATGTTCGCTGTGAACTACAACGTCCTCCGCATCCAGTCAGGCATGGGTGGCCTCGCCTTCTCCAACTAATTTGTTGGTTTCGGTTAATTAAT